TCTTGAAAAGAGATACTCTCTATGATAAAATATTTCACAGAGAGTTATCTCGGTTTTAGAGCAGTTGCATGACCGTCAAATCATGGGCAACTGCTCTTTTTGCTTAATTACTGATTTCTTCATCAACCTTGTTGTCAAGCCATTCCTTTTTAGTTATCCCTTTTTCAGAAAGTTTTTTTTCTAGCTTCTCAAACTTTTCTCTGTCAAGTTCAGCACTAAAATTTCTTGTCTTTTCTCTACGCTGTTTCATGTAATCAGCTCTGCTCTTAGGTGCGATTTTAACCACCTCCTTGTTACGAGTTACATTATATAATGTTACGTGTAACAAGTCAATGCCTTTTTGAAAAAATTTTTTAAATCCACAAATCACTAGCCAATATTTAGTTGTCAATGTTCAAGAAAGCAGGGACATTTCTGCCCCTGCCATTACATTATTACATTTTACTTACAAGCGTTGAAAGCTTGCTTTTCAGCATTGTACGTTCTTCTGCCGTCATGTCTGTAAGCAGTTCTGTAATATCGCCGGACAACTCTTTCATGTAGTTTTCAAGCGATTTCATCTTATGTTCTTTGTCCTCTGCGGTATTCGCTTTGTGCATTTCTTTGGTTTCTGTATAATGCCGCTTCGCTTTATCATATCCGCTTTCAGTCATATTCATGCCGCTTGTCGCCGGTTCTGTGTAATACATTCTTCCATAATTGCGGTCAATATCCCTGTCATGTTCCATTCCGCGGTACATTTCCGGTGTCATGTGGAAATACGGAGGTTCATCGTATCCCCGGCGCGTTCCTCTGCCTTTCGGTGCAAATCTGCCGTTTGAATAGCGGTAGTTATCATAAAATCTTCTGCCGTCACCAAGCCGCTCAAACATTTCCATTGTTTCATCTGCACTCGATTCTTCCATTGATTTCATCAATGTACGATAATACATTGCTTCTGCAAGGTCTTTCATCATATCTGTAACCTGTCCCATTTCACACGGGTCTATATTTTCAATTCCTTTGTCAATTTCACATTTGGCACATTCAGACAGTTTTTCAATCATGTCGTGCATTCTCATAATATCCATAAAACCGCCCCCTTATGCTTCCCGAACTGCAATTAAATTGCTGTTCTGAACTTCGATTGCCTGTGCAGATGTATTTTGTACCGCTGCCGTAACGCAGCAACCGCGTGGAACGTCTACATATGCCTGTGCCGAAACATTAAAGAAGTTCTCTACTGCCGCCGGTGTAACAATCATACGAGTTGACTGCAGCGGCTCACCGTCAATCGCAATAGCAAGAGAAATAGCTTCAACCGTTCCACCTGTCGGGATTTGAATATTCCCGGAATAAGATACTAAAAATCTTGCCCGGCACTGGTTTGTAAGTCCTCTCAATTTAACAATACCGCTTCCCTGTCTGTGCGTAATGCAATTTGAACCAGCAACCGGTGTTTCTGTAAATGCAACATCTTCTCCCTGCGCAACAGTTTGAAGTGCAATTCCTGTAAATTCTGCCATAAAATAATACCTCTCTTTCACAAAATAAAGGGCAAACTTTCTTGAAGTCTGCCCTGTCTTCCCGACATTGGTGTCGGGAACATTGTAATACTGCATTAGCAGACATAACCTTTTGAGTTTTATTCCGAGTGAAACTCGAAAAAACTCAATTTGATTAAGATACTTGATTATTTAGTAAATTAGCAGACGCAACCGCTATTGCAACCACAACCGTAATATACATTAGGGTTCGGCACCTGATATGCCGGAATCGGCGCCGGATTGACTGCATTAATAATCTGCTGTGTCTGCGAAGCCATTGCAGTAGTAAGTAATGCGCTCTGTCTATCCTGTGAAGCCGCTCTGCGTAAATCGTTGTTTTCTGCCTGTAAGCTGGAAATTTTCTCATTGCAGAGATAATCAAGAATGGCTCTTGTTCCTGCATTTTGGCTGTCGATAATATCTCGTGTATTACTATTCATTGTATTCTGTAATGCACAAGTATTCTGTGCCATGTTGTAATTTACACCCTGAATGGCTTCTCTCGTTTCACAGCAACAATTAGCAAGCTGTGATTGTAATGCATTTGTATTCTGCATATTTGCTACAGTGTCGGCATTGATAGCCTGCTGGATACCAAATCCGGTCTGTAAGATATTGGTATTAATGCCATTAAAGCCTGTGAGCATACCATTATTGACAGCATAGAAGCCATCACACAGTCCGTTTGAGATTCCATCAAGCTTTGACACGATTGACTGTGTATCAAATCCTCTCTGTAAATCTGCCTGCGTTAATGCGCTCGTAGCATAAGGCATTGCACCGCCCAGCCGCCGTTGCCCCAGCCGCCAAAAATAGCAAAAAGAATAATAAGAACCCACCAGCCGTTGCCGTCGCCCCAGCCACCGTCATTTTTATTGCCCGTTACTGCCGCAATATCAGCAAGACTAGGCATTGCACCTGTGTTAAACATTTTGTTTACCTCCATTGAAATATATTTACAAATGGGATAACCGGTTATTATGTGCGCACAACCCAAAATGTACTAACGATTAAAAATACTTAAAACTCGCTGTTTTGCTTCATCGGTTGTAATTCCCTGTTCACGGCAAAGATTTTCTGCCAACATCTTCAACCCCTGCGTGTCCCCGTTTTGGTACATCTGAATGGCATTTTTAGCCATAGGATTGTTTGATATTTGAGGATTGCTATTCATCATTTGTGAAAGGACCTGTTGCGGATTGCCGCTTTTTATTAATCGAATAAGCTCAACTGGATTCATTCATCTTCACCCCCACCGTCCTGCTTTGGGCTATTTTTTGATTTAGCCGTGCTTTTTGCCGATGTTTTAGTCGTCATAAACTGCTCGATTTCACTTAATCTATTTTCCAAACTATCAAACCTGTTCATTAATACCTCTGTGCTTTCCTCTGATAGGTCAAATTTTGATTTTTCTGTGTCACCCATAGAATTTACCGCTGTATTGTTTGAAGACTCTGTATAAGGCTTATACACAATCGTTCTGATTGTTCCGTCTGCGTTCCAACCTTTTACGTAGATTTCCGACAAATCCTGCTTTGGGAAAAAGGCAACTGAACCGTCCATAGGCACATCATTTGCGGTAATATTTTCAACTGCCGCTACAATCTTGCCGTTTATGCCGATTACCTGCTGTTGTTGCTGAAATTGTGGAATCTGCTGTTGAATTTGCGTGTCCGGCTGTTGGTATCTCTGCATATTTGCCATAGGATTGTACTGATATGCGGCATATCCCGGGTTATAATTCATTGCCGGTTGCTGATACGGATTGTTTATCTGCATTTTTGCTGTCCTCCTCTAAAACATTTTCAATCGCATGGATTATGCTTGACTGAACTTGCAGAGGTAAGCTTTGTAATTCTTTTCTTGCAAAAATCTTCTCTAAAACTTCGTCTGAAAACATAAGCGCTTCCTCCTTACAATTACATTTTGGCATAAAAAAAGACGCTAAAAGCGACATCAAAACGACACTTTAGCGACATATTCAAATAATTCATGTTTAAAAATCGTGATAAATACGGCGTTAGCACTTCTTTAACGCAATACCCGTAGCATTAAGTATATGCTAAAAATTCTTTAACTGAATTTCAACATTTCCATTGACTATAATAACTTTATCTATTATAGTTTTCAGTATGAAATTTTTTTGTTTCTTGTCGATGTTGTCCCAAACATCGGCAAGTTTTTTTATGTTCTGATAAGTAAATTCTTTCTTTTGTGTATTAATGGCATTTTTACTTTCTACAGAAATATCTTCTTTTGTCTTTGAAATTTGCGATTCTAAATCTTTTATCATTTCCAAGACAGTATCATTGCCGTCTGCATATAAGCTATATAGACGTTTAAGCTTTGTTTGTTCTCGCTCAAGTTGTGATTGCATAATTTCAAGCTTTGTTTCTTTTGCTTTTGGTTTGTAAGAAGACAAATTGAGTGAAATTTTAAGTATTTCATCAGTAACTTGCTTTTCTATATCGTCGGCCCATTCAAGAGAATTATTGCAGTTCGGATTGTAATTCGGAAGATATTTCAAGCCTTTATTTCTTGAACAGCAATATATCTTGTGATTCCCATTACTCCACTTTTGATAACGCATTTTACAACCGCACACTCCGCAATAGCACAAACCTGTGAGTAAATTCGGTTCAGTAAAGCAACTTATTTTTGCAGAGCACCTTGATTTTCTCAATTCTTGAGCAAGTTCAAATCTATCTTTATCAAAAATCGGTTTATGCTTGCCTTGATAGATATTGCCTTTGTATGGTATCATGCCAATATTTACAACTCCGGTAAGCACTTTTCGCGTAACTAATTCAGATTTGAAGCCACATATTTCTTTAATTTTCGCGTCTGAATAGCCGGAAATAAACAATTCCAAGGCTTTCCTTGCCTGTTCTGCTCTTTCCTGGATAGGAATTAATATTCCTTGTTCTTTATCATACCGATAACAGTAAGGCGTATTGCCGCCACCCCACCAGTAGCCTTGCTTAATACGTTCAAGCATACCGCCGCGCATACGCAACATCATTGTGTTTTTGTCGAGTTGTGCAAATACTGCCATCATCTGTGTGTATGCCTGTTCCATAGGGCTGTCATAACTAATGCTGTCATGTACACATTTAAACGCAACATTATTGCTTTGGAATACTTTTTCGATGATGTAAATTCCGTCAACCATGCTTCGGGAAATACGGTCAAGCTTAAATGCAACAACGCAATTTACTTTTTTGCGGCTACAATCAGTAATCAGCCTTTGCAATTCCGGGCGATTCATATTTGAACCCGTATATCCTTCATCAACATACCAATCAGCTATTATCAATTCATTTTTTCTGCAATAGTTTTCAATATCGCGCTTTTGGCTTTCAAGTCCGTTACCTTCTTCTGCCTGTTTCTCTGTCGATACTCTCATATAAGCAACACATTTCATAGTATATATCCTCCTAAAGTATAAAATGTGCCGCATTTATCACGATACAGCACATTTTACACATCTAAAATTTACTTGTCAATTATCTCTGCAATCATTTTAACGATACTGTCCGGCAATGTTAATTCTTCCGTGTCTACATTTTTACCATTTTGAGTAACATTAATCATAAAATATCCTCCAATCGCTTAATTTTTTGCTTGATTTTAATAACTTTTCGATTAACAGTTCTTTCACAAAGTGATACCCGAATTGCTATCTGTGTTATAGTGTTCCCTTTTGAAAGCAATTTAAAAATTCTTTCTTCTTCATCTGTAAAATTGGCATTTTCAATGATTTTTTCAAGCTCCGGCTTAGTCAATTCTGAAATTTTCATAAGCCGTTTCCTTTCAATTATTTGTTTTTGCGCTCCGGGCATTTACCAGTACGGTTTTTACAACCGTAAATTGCCGCACCTTGCTTATTTGTGCCTAAATAAAACTTATGCTTGCATTTATCACAGCCTTTGTCAGTTGCGCTATTTATGTTCATTTTTAGCACCTCGATTCCATTTAAAAACTATGTTATTGTCCTGCCGCCAGTATGTATTATCATGTGGGCTTTTTAATCCATTTTCACGGCATTTATCCCAACACGATTGACACAACTGCCCCGTTTCACGGTCTATAGGATTTCCGCAGTGGTAGCATAGATTATTAGCTTTGCGATACTCTTTTATATCTATTTTGTCGTAATATTGCTTTTTATGCGCTTGAGCGTTCTTTTTTAAGCATATTGCACATTTGGCTTTAGGCTTTGCCGCTGGGCGTTTACCACAACGGGTACAAATACCTTGTTCTTTTCGTTGTTGGTACAGCGCCCGCTGCTGTTTTTTGAATCTCTCATTGTATTGTTTTTGTTTTTCATCGGATATGGGATTGTTTGCGCGGTACATAGCTTTTCTTGCCAAACATTCCGGGCAAATATGCTCATCACCAAATAACTTGTTTTTTTTGCACTCCGGGCAAATCCCGTTTTGCTTGCACCACTCACGAACCTCTCTCGAATATTCGTTTGATTTTTTCAAACAATTAGTGCAATAATGCCCGATTCTGTCAAGTGGTTTGCCGCAACGTGGACACAATCCATTGTCCTTGCGCCTTTTGTAACAATTATGACTAATTTCTTTTTGCGTTAATGGCATTTTATTTCCTCAAACTGTCTTTTAAAATTTCAAATTCTTTCGGTGGTTCTGAATATGCTTCTACGTCTTCTGTATCGCTCATAGACGGCTTATTCTTGTCCGAAAGAAGTTTTGTATTATTTTGGTATTTTTGCTCGATTTGAGCCTTTAGTGAATTTTGATTTACTTTTTCGATAAGTTTCTGAATTTCTGCCGGCACTCTTTTAATTTCTTCTGTCCGGCTTGTAACGCTTCTGTAAGTTTTGATAAAATTGGACTGTATTACGGTTTCAATCGCTTTGTAATCGGACGTTGCCCAATTTCTTAGATTGTCGGGATTCCCAACAGCTTCTTGAACGGTCGGCGGAAGCCTTGAAAACTCCTCAACTGCACCATATGTACCATTCCGCAATGCTTTACTCACTAAACTCCATGCTTCCATTTCATTCAATTCCTGCGGCTGTGAAATCATTTGTATTTTTGCTATCAGCTCTCCTATACTCGGCGCAAATCCGCTTGTATCCGATGTTACGTAAGCTTTTAACGCAACCGAAATTTGATTGTAGTTGTAATCCTCTAACATCATGCACCACACGTCAACCGTTTCTGAAATATTGTTCGGCTTATAATTCGGATAGCTGTCGCACATAATCCGAATGATTTTGACTGTTTCTTCTCTTGTCAATCATTGCCACCTGCCTTTACACATTGTCCCAATCAATAGTACCCTTGCTAAAATTTTTATTAGGTACTATATTTTGGTTCAAATAATTTTCAAACTTTGTCCCGAACAAGGTTTCCGGTCGCAAATATTTCTCCATATCCGTTCCCAGCCATTCGCCTGCCTTTTTGTCTATCACCTCGTAAAAATCGGATTCTCTATATCCGTCTTCTATCCTTGCGTGTATGTGCCGCTTCGTTGACTGCGTATTGTATCTGTATTTAGTATTACATCTTTTATTCAAGTAGTCGATAACATTCATATACACCACGTTGTTTTCCTTTTCATTTGCATTGTCGGGCAAATTGGTATCAGATGTTTCTTCAATGCTGTGGTCTAATAATGGCGTGTCATTTCTGATTGAATCAACAATATCATTAACGTATTTTCTGAATTTTTCAGATTTAATCCGTTTTGCCGCACTCAATACTCCTGCAAGAACTTTTTCCGATTTATTCCAATTGTATTTGTACCACCGCAATATCAGTATCTCTTTCGTATTTGAATCGTATTTTATAACATTATGTACTTTGTCGAACCGCTCAAGAAGCCTTACGATAGTGTCTTTGCTGTAACCTGTATGTCTTGCCATTTGCGAAAAATTCACTTCGTAGCACCCGCAGATATTCGTCTGTGGATTAGTTAAAATGTACATGTAAAAATACTTGTCTTCCGGTGTAAAATCATCTTCAACTTTGCTATCCGTCCAAAATGCCAATTGGACATTTCGATATATTGCCATATTATCGCCCCTTATCTGTTATTCAAGTTCTGTTGCTTTGTTACTTTACTAAATCATTAATATTGATTCTAAATCCGTCAAATGTCTTGCCACCACTTCGGTTATATTCTGCGGTATCAAAAAACATCAAATTTCCCTCTCTGTCAGTTGCCATGCTTACACCGTTCCGTGTAAGGCTGGATTTTAACAGGTCAAGTAAGATTTGTATTTCGTGTTTTGTATCATCTGTCATAATCGGCTTTCCTTTCTTAAATAATCCATGTAGCCTATAGACTGATTAAGAACATACACCGATACAGCATTCGTAAGCCTTTCAATAAGTTCTCCACTATCTTTGTTCAAGTTGTAAGCATTTCTTACGACCTCACCAATCTGCGTATATTGTGCTTTGCCTTGGCTATTTATGTATTGCGTTAAATCCATAACAGATTTATTTTTAATCTGTTTTCCTAAAAAATCAGTTATTTCAAACTGTCCATTTTTTGTCATGTCATGCCCTTTCCTATCACTCAAATGCCCAGCATATCAATGATATAGCCGCAACTACAAGTAGAAATGTAATAATCTGATGAAAATATACGGAAATCATCAATTTGCAAATCACAAATGTTCCTGTGGCAAACATTATTACGACTAAACCTCTTACGATTCCTTTTATTATGCTTTTGATTTTCATTTGCATTAATCCTCTCCAATTGGCATATCTGATTTCATCAAAATTTCTACGATTTCCTGTATCAAATAGAATCTGCTCATGCGCCGATGACAGCCGTCACACTTGTCTTTCGGGCATTTGTATGTGTGTTTGTAAGCTCTGCACTGGTTATCTTTCAACTGAATCGCCTACTTTCTTATCTCCAATTAGTTCCAATAGTTCCATCAGGATGAATAATAATATTTGAGTATCCATCTTTATAATCATTGTTTCTCTGCTGCCACATATCTCCTAATGTCAATCTTGCATGTTTTCCCATATAGTCAAATGTTGCATATACAAAGAAATCACCAATTCTAAAGGTATGAATATCAATATCATCATCATTCTGTAAATCATTCCATATTTTTACAGGATAATCTTTCTTTTCAAGACCACTTAAAAATCTGAATGAAAAGCTGTCAGCGTCTTTGTGCATAAATTCCTTTATAAAATCTATGCTTGGATTTTCCACAACAGTCTGCAATGTACAGTTAGGGAAGTTGCTCGGATTTGCGTGTACATAATCGTTATGAGACAAATTTATGTGGCATAATCCGTTTAACTCTCTTGTATATCCTGCTGTGTTTACAGAACAAAAAACATTGTTGCTAAGTTCGTTGTATATATCTACAAGCTGTTTAATATGCTGTGGATAAAGTCCCGGCTCTCCACCTGTTATTGTAAGTCTTGCGTTAGGATGTTCGCTCAAAATTGCTTTCAATGATTCAATCTGATTATCAAAGTCATTTTCTCCTGCCATGGGATTCTGCCTTTCTAAACAGAACGGGCAACTATACGGACACTCCTGCGTTGTTATAATCTGAACATTGACACGATAGTAAAGCGGAACTCCGAGTGAAGTCCTCTCTTTTCTACTATTCAGCCTGTATCGTAAATCATTGTTCATTTCTTTTCTTATATCCTCATAAGAGTTAATGTGAGGAATATGTTTCATTTTCTCACCCATTCTGTTTCGCTCCTTTCAACTTTTCAGATAACATCTTAAGCTCTACGTCATCACAATTTACTTTCATGTATCTTGTGTCTCTTCGCTTTTTAAGTTCTTCGATACAATCATCAACAGCCCTGTTATAAGCCTTTCTCTCATATTCTTCCACATTCTCAAATGTTGTACAGTCTGCGTAAAATTTTTCTTTTGGGTCTATTTCGGCAGAATACCCAACATTACATTTGTGTTTTTTAAAATTGTAGTGAACACAATCTCCGCAACGAGTAATCACTTTTCCACTAGTCATCATCTTCACCCGCTTTCAGCAAATCCATAAATTTCTCATACTGCTTCTGTGACACCTTGTTATATCTCTTATCCTCTCTGATTTCGATTTTAAGGTGTTTTTCTGCAATGTGTGACAGTTCCTTTGCAAGATTCTTTCTGCCCTGCTGTATGCCGTCACGGTAGCCTTTAGACGGCTTGTAATCATCAATCTGTGCTTTTCCCTCACCTTGTGAACCACTTGTTTTGTTCCTTAGCTGGTATCCTTTGTCGGCATAAGCCTTAATGTAATGCTGCTCCTGCTTATCAAGTTCGGATTTCGGAAAATGCAGAAATCCTATCTTCCAGCCACAAGGATTGCTTTTTGAGTACAATTTGTGCTTTTTAAGTGAAAGGTCAATATGTTGGTATCCGACAAGATGCTGTGAAAGCCTTGTCAAAATATGTACAGCCTGCCCGATATAGGCATACTTGAATCCGTTTTCATCAATTCGTGTCAAAAAGTATATGCCGCTCTCCTCGTCAAGCTTTGGATTGACTTCTAATAAACGTTTTTTATTGTTCTGTTCAATCGCTTTTGCCTGCCTAATACTTTGATAATTCAAATTTCATCACTCCAATCTATCATTTGACCGCAATTATCACAATAACGCAAAAAATAATCTCCAAACGGGTTTCCTGTGTCCGTTTTTAAATCATATTTACAACAAGGGCAATCGAAACTATTAGTATCATTTTCTATAGGCTTTTTTGGTATCCGCTTTTCAAGTGCCTGTATTGCAAGACCAAGCGCTTCTGCAAAAATTGAACACTCTGGATGATGTACTATCTCTGCTTTCAAGATTGTGTTTGCTTCATTCTCTTTCATACTCACACCTCTTTAATTAAATGGTAATCCCTCATCAGCTACGCCATCTGGAATTGACATAAAGCCGTCTGAACTAGCATTACCGCCCATAATTCCATTGTTATTATTGTTCTGCTGATTAGCACGACTTTCACAAAATTCATGTCTTTCAACAACGCAATCATTAGTGTAGACTTTCTGTCCGTCCTTGTTAGTGTAATTGCCTGTCTGCCATCTACCCTCAACGATAATCTTAGTCCCCTGATGAAGATACTTCTCCGCAAACTCTCCATTCTTGCCAAATGCGATACAGTTAATAAAGTCTGCTGCCTGTTCGCCCTCTTTCTTAAAAGCTCTGTCAACAGCTAATGTGTACCGTGCTACTGCCATACTTCCGTTTGCTGTGTGCGAATATCTGACCTCTGGTTCTCTAGTCAGTCTCCCGCATAAAATTACACGATTCATCTAATTTTCCTCACTTTCTGCTAATTCAAATCTGTATTTCTGTTCTGCATTAGGATATTTTTCCTTATCAACTTCACTCATAAACATTTCAAGAGGTCTATTCCAGATATGTCCCTCATGTTCATATACAACTGATATTTCCTCTGTTTCTGTGTGCCTTGAAATACCGATAATAGTAACAATCTTGCCAATCTTGAAATGCTTATATTTCTCGCCTTTCTGTGGTAAAGGTCTGTCAAATTCTGTACTGATGTTATCTGCCTTAAAATGCCTTGTGAGTAACGCAAGGTCACAGTTTGACTTATCTTCGCCATCAAGATTAAATTCTTCCGACTCTTCGATATGTAACTGTTGCCAGTTTTCAGCATATCCCACATTACTTATGTCATCATATATATCTTCTAGTGAAATATTTTCACGATTGGAAACTAAATAGCCGCTAAATCTAAATATCTTTGCCATACTATCCCTCGCTTTCTAATAATTCTTTATTGTCAAAAATATTGCCGATAACCTCTACTGTGTCTATCAAATCATCCTCATCATTAAAATTCCAATAAATTTCCCACAATGATATATAATTATCGTTTTCGCAAGCATATAAAATGTTTTCGCATCCTGTAACACGCATAATATTGTCTTGTAGTTCTTCCCAATCAATATTTTTTCGATACCCAATACCAAAACCTCCACACGCATACTTAATAACTCCTCTATGTCCTAAGAGTTCCACAATATCGTTCTCCCAAATCAGCTTGCCATTCTTGTCATTTAAGCCAGTACACTGGCAGATAGTGGTTGGGTCTATAGGTTCTGCATATGCATGTGCATATAAAGGTTGTATTCTATGTGCAAATTTGTTAAGGCTCTCGCTACAATCTCTATCAATATTGTAAATATAACATCCTTGCACCCATTCTCCATCGTCAACTCTCTTAGCCTTGAATAAATATCTATCTTCCATATTTTCTCCTTTCAGTCGTACATTTCAAAATACATTTCGTCTCTGTCATAGTCTTCTCCGAAGATTCTCCAATTAACTTTGAATGCAACAAAAAATTTAATTATCGTAAAGCCTATAACAAAATGGTGCCAATCCCAACTTTCATAGTACTCTGCGCCAAAGGTTGCTCCCCAGTGCTTGCCTATTCCAAAGGCGAATGATACATGATGTTTCTTACTCTTGAATACCACCGTTCCCGGTGTTGATTTAACTCTCTTCATATTCTCTCCTATTCCGCTTCTGATTTTAACCATTCAACAATCTTTGGCACGCAAATATCTTCTGTACCATCGCAGCTGTCGCAGTCATCGCCGCACACAACACAGTCTGCGCAATGTTCAGACACATCGTAAATGTATTTTGCCAATTCTTCACCCGACATATTCCTTATTCTGTCGGCATTGGTCTTTTTTCTACCACATTTGCAACAAGACTCATTATCTCTCGAATTGCTGTTGTGCTGGCAGTTGCAAGAAATCTTTTCTTCGCTATCATTAAATGCTTTTAAAAACATTTCAGCAATTTCTTTCTCGTATCTACCACACATACCTTTGCAATCAATATCTGCAATAACCCTTGAAAAGAAATCTTTGAATTTGTCAACAATATAATCTCCTGTGAAATCTTTAGGGACGTCAATTACTACTTTCATTTTCTCTACCTCTCAATTCTTTCAGTTTTGCTTCGGCTTCTGATTTTGTGAGGAATACTGTTTTACCTATATCGTAAAGTCTGCCTAAATTAAATACAGTCCCATGCACATATGCTTTTTCGTAAGTTAGATATTTCCAATCGTAACCATGAGTTGTTGCTCCTGTTATTTCGTAAGCTGTATCTCCCACCTTGCAAGGCAGCTTAATAAGCCTGCCCTGCTCCTCTAAGTCCTCATATTCTTTTAACTTCTCTCTTAACTCAGCCGTAGCCCATAAGTTACGATAAAATACCGCCAAAAGCCCTATTGTGTCACTCACTCCAACTGTCAGCATTTCAGTCATATACTGGTCAAATCTCTCATCTGACATATAAAATAAATCTTCATCACACATATCTTTGACAAGTTTTCTAACAAGTTGTCTACTGTCAATATCCTGCTCATAATCCCTATATCTTGCATTGTGTTTTTCATCTATGTAACAACTGTTATGTGCCAGTTCAATCATTGGCATCATATCAGCTACTGGTTTATTACTTGTTAATCTTTCCATTCCTACTCCTTTCCGTTATCAGTCATCTTTTTCCTCAAAATCATCACAAGTATCATTATACATAGTTGCTATTCCGTAATTATCACTATCAGTGTTACTACAATAAAATTCCTTTTCTGTTGTAGAATACTTGTTATACTTACATTCTCCACAAATCTCCCTCATCAAAACGGACATTCATCTCCTTTCCTTAAAACCCATTCCTTGTTACGCTCTGCAACATCTACATTCGCCCCATAAGCAACTTTTTTCATCTTCTCGATAAAACTATCTCTATCAGAATTTTCATCTGATAGATGGCACATTATGACGTTCTGCAAGCTGTCTGAATGATTTGCTTTAACAAAATCGCAAGCTGTGTCAATGGATAAGTGACCTCTGAATACGTGATTAGCTTTGCCTGTGTTATCCCTGTCGATTAAATCCTTGTCATAATTCACACCTAAGAGAATGTGGTTTATATCTTTAAATCTCCACTTGATTAGTTCACAATCGGTTATATAAAGCATTCTTCCTATTTCCGGGTGAGCAATTAGAAATCCATATATTGGACAAGGTTCTCCATTTGCATTGGTGTGTGTCCAGCTGCCATCTATTGCAGTTAGGTCAAACGATTGTATTTTGAAAGCACCACTACCGATTGCCATAGGATTTTGACTTATGTATGGCGCGTAAATCGGTATTCCCATAGCCTTAAAATCCTTTAATGACTTGCTGTGGTCAATGTGTCGGTGGGTGCATAACACACCCACAACATCTTTAATATTCCAATTCAAGCCTTTCTTAATCTCCTTAATCGGTATTCCACAATCAAGGATAAGCGTTTCTCCACTTTCGCAAGTTAAGGTGTAGCAATTACCTGTACTTCCTGTTGCGATACATTTAAGTTTCATTTAAGTACTCCTTTAATACTTAATATTCATATTTCCGTGTTCATTTACCCAGTCAATAGCTTCTGCGTATGTCACACCATTGTTTTTCAAGATGTAAAGCAGATTATGGAATTTAGGGTGCGTTTCTTTCAGTTTTAAAAATCTGCTTTCTCTCTCTAAGTGACATCCAAATCCACATAGGACACAACCTGTTCTTTGACAACCTGTGGTTTTCAGCAATGGTCTTTCATTGTCAAAAATCCCAAAATCGGCAAATGACATCTGATTGTCACATTGCCCCATGGCTTCATAATCTGTGACTACTTCGCCATAAACTGAACATATTGGCAGATTGTTTTCTTTGATGTAAAGTAACACATCTTGTTCAGTCCAAAATGACATAGGATTGCTATGTGGTCTTGTGACATTAAAAGCATTACAACCATCTTGCAACCATTTCTGTGTACGCATAACGCTTTCACTAGCCATAGTTGCTATTATTGGCTTTCTGCCTGTTTTCTTTTCATAATCGTGTGCGGGTTTTTTCTTCATAATGTCACAGCATAAGTCGCTTATCTCAAAAGGTGCGTCAAGAAAGAATTTATATTTTTCTTGATTGAACTGACTATAATCGCCTTTGCTATCAGTCAATTCTCCATTTAATCTGCGCAGCCTATATTCTGAACCACTAGGGGTAACTCCCATCTGCAAACTTTTGTACTGTTCGTTCTGCTTGTTTACTCTCCTGTCTATTCCTAGCAGGTCTGCCATATAGCAAGCATATGGAATTGTCTGTCTGTCTGTCTGTCTGTCTGTCTGTCTGTCTGTTAAGATTGTGTTATTAGATTTTTGACTGTCAAGGTATTTAACATATTTTCTTGCACCACTAACGCAATTTGACACTTCCTTGCTAATCATCGGAAATCCATACTTTTCACAAACCTGTGCAAATGAAATCTTAGGTTTTAAAATCACAAGATTATCAAAAGTCTGTGCAAACTCCTTTAACTCTGGATACTGTGTCGGCACATCTACAAATACAAAAGGGATATTTTTATATCCACAAACTTCTCTGATTATGTGCCCTAAAACTGTACTGTCTTTACCGGCACTAAACGACAGATACACGCCATCTTCACCAAATTCATTTACCCAGTTCCTTACTCTCTCTGCTGCCATTAAAACCTTGATATTCAGCGGTAATGCCTGCCATTGATATAATTCCTGCATTGTGTGTTTTGCCATAATCACACCTCGATTTCATCATCCTGTGAAAACTGAAAATAATTCTGCGTCAGCTTGTTAAAATCAGTTTTCGACAAACCACTTACGAACGGAGTACCTTTTTCGGTATTTATTATTGTTTTGAGAAAAATGACACCCTCATTATGCTCCCTCAACATTTCCATAGCCTTAATTGCCTTTTTTTCTGTTGAATAACTACCCATTACATATCTTTTATCACCAACTTTGGCAATAACACCTTCGCATTCAACATAAACAACTGCCATTTCATAAGGAACATCTATTATTCCGTCCTGTGATATTACTCTCATTCAAAAAACTCCTTTCTAACAAATCTTTATTGCCGAATTTGTTGCCAATAACTTCTACTTCACAACCACTTAATTGGTCAAAATTCATTATTGAGCGACCATATTGCTGATATTCAAAACAAGCTTCATTCTGTTCCCACGCAATCACATATTTTTCTTCTGTGACATCACGATAAACAACAATATCGTTCTCCCAAATCAGCTTGCCGTTCTTATCCTTCAAGCCTGTACATTGGCAGATTGTGGATGGGTCTACCTTGTGCATACCGATAAGGTTCATTATGTGGTCGTATTCTGTAACGATATAAGGCGTGCCAGTAAAAGTATAAACCAAGCTTCCGCGGACCCACTCTTTATTATCTTTTGCTTTAAATAAATGTCTATCTTCCATAATTACACTCCTATTCCTGCATAAACGGTGGAAGCGTACTGTCTTCTGCCTGTTCTTCGGTTACTTCTGTGGCTGTGGTGTCGATAATGTCGCTTTCCTCAAAATCTACTGTGTTTGCGTTCTCTTTAACCTCATCAGCAACAACCTTTTCTGTATCAAGTTTTACATCTGATATATTCTGAAATTCTTCCTGTGCATACAAGCCTTGGAATCTATCTGGAAATGCTTCCCTTAAAGCCTGTACGACAGCAACCTTTCTAATCATTGTAGCTGGTTTTTTTGCCCACTGGCTATTGAGTGAGCCGTCCTTTTTTCTTCCAGCATATTCGTCAAAACCTACTGACTGGTATTCGTCCTCTTTTCCGTCAATAAAGATTTTCGCCCAGCCACCTACGATGGTTTCGTTAGGTAAAACCATTGTTCCCTCTCGCTCTTCAACAGCTCCGTCCTTTTTAATTACAATAATTCCTGCTTTCTTTCCTTTATATCGTGGGTCTGCATTGGCTCTCTTTGTAAAAACATCTTTTCCAGTAACTATTGTGGCGGGCTCGTTGCTTCCATACTTAATAAGGTATGCTTCTCTCAAAAACGGATTTAAGTGCTGGTATCTGCATAATGACATAAACATCATTACTTCTCCGTCAGATACATTACCACCACCGCTTACAAGGTATCTCCTTATCATTGTTGGAGAAATTTTTACCATTTCTCCATTTGATTCATATTCAACTAACTGCGTATTCTCTGCCATAATTATTCCTCTCTTTTTAATAATTCTTTTACATATAAATCTGTTTCTGTCATTTACTAATCCTCCGATTCAAAGATTTTAGATGAAAAGATACAAAATGGGCGAACACCGTTGCTGTCGTAACAGCGGTTGTAGCGGAAATTGCCGGACGGCGAAACAACGGTAACGGAATATTCATAGCTATTACGCTTTGTACTCCGTGGTGTTGCAAGCCACCACCAATCGTCAATATTCGGAATAAATCTTCTGTACTTGCGGTAGTCATCTACGGTCAATAAAGATACTGTGTCTTTGCAGTTTCCATATTCATCTTGACCGTCAAGCGAAAGAAGATTTCGATTAAACGAAACGATATTTTCTTCCCCTATCTCATCAGCAATTTTTTTAATAAATTCCGTGTTGAGATATCCTCTCAACTGACTTCCAACCCAATTATTTGATTCACTATCAAATTTCATTGAATCCTCTAATCTGTCAGCAATACACATATATCCTTTATCTGTAATATCAAGGATTGTCCATTTAAGCCCAGCAAGTTTAAATGTATCTCCCGTGCTTAATCCGGCTGGAATCTTTCTTGTTTTTTCAACTGCTTTTAAAACAGCAACTTCATTTCTTAATTCATTAATCTGCTCCTGCAAGCTTTTCATTGTCAATGTCATAATCATTCTCCTTTTGATACAAAGATATTAGATTTTAAGATACAAAAAGGGCGAACACCGCAGTCGTAGCTACAGATGCAGCTGCGGTAGTTGATGATATTGCCGGACGGCGAAACAACGGCAATTGTACGCTTCCAACCTCTATCAGCAGTAGACCAAGGTGTACAAGTCCACCACCAATCATCTAACTCCTTATTGACAATCAAATCATTGTATTGTCTCGCCTCATTAAATGTGATAGGCCTTACCTTGCAAGTGCAAGGCTCAAACTCATGCTGCACATCAATCGAAGTTAAATCAACAATATGCTCAACAAGATTATCTGCTCCTAACTCAGCTTCAATAATAGGCTGTATATCGCTCTCGATAACTTTCTTGAGATTTGACTTGCTGTAATCTCTTGTATTGCTGTCAAAAACAATACCCTTTGCCATAAAGCCTTTAGATATTACATTTGTTGTGCCATTGCAAACGTTCTGCTCAAGAACAATAAAATCATGTTCTCCGATTTTAAACGTTTCTCCTGGCTGTAATTCTGATAACTGCACCTTATTATCCTTTTCTGCTTCTTCTAACTTTCTTGCAAGTTCTCTAGCAAGTTCCAATTCTCTACTCATTTAATTTTCCTCACTTTCATTGATAATTCTCAATACATTTTCGGCGTTTTCTAATCTTTCTTTTTGCAGTCTAATCGTTGCTTCGCCCATTTCCTTGAATTTATTTTTTGCATATTCAAAGTTAGGTTCTGTCAAGATTATTCTGCCGTTAATAATCAGCCCTATATCCTGCTTTCTTATACGGCTGGTATACCCTGTACCATATGAATCACACATATATGTTTTTGGAGTTTCTCGTGCTTCAACCTTTTCCATATGTATTCCTTTTGGTCTATTGCTAAAAAAAGTATTTAATGTGTAAACATATAAATTCATGTTATACCTCCACAATTTCTAATTTATCGCTGTCATTAACAATCAGCATAATCAACTGGCTGTCAACCATGCTTGCTACCCGTTTCTGATTGTCGGTTGACAGGCTTTCACTGTCGTCCAGGAAAATCGGACAGCTAATACTGCTAATTTTCTGAATTGACTTGCAAATATCAACTCTACCCAAAATTCGGTTGCCCTTGTTTGACACGGTCGTAAGAATCGACTTGCCGTCAATTTTCGGAATGCAAACTGATTTGTAATTTCCATTCTTAGCCAGCTCAAACAACTGCCATTCAACTAATTCAAAATGGCTGTTAATAGCTTCTGACAGCGTTTCATTCTTTGCTTTGTCCAGTTCTTCAAGCAAGGCAAGTATCTTTTCTGCGTTCGCCTTGTTCTGTTCAGAATCAAGCCTTGTTTTCTTCAATTCTTCAAGCCGCTGTTCATCTGCGGCAGTATCGGATTTAGCAATCTGATTCTCACAGCATGATAACTGCTGTCTTAAATCCGTTTCCTGTATCTTTAATTCTGCCTTTATTGCCAAAATGTCATTAGCCTTGTGCATAGCTTCTTCCTTTTCGGCTATCTGCTGTTCAAGTGCCTTGTATTCATCTGTTCCTGTTACATCAATTTCAACTGGAAGTGCCGCTAATCGGCTTTCAAGGTCTTTTAACTTCGCTTCCTGTTCTTTTTTTTCGGATTCGTGTGTGGCAATTTCTTCATTTAATTTAGTAACGGATTCTCTTTCTGAATCCACAAGAAATTTAATCTTGTTGCCCCTTTCAGCTTCACTTTCGAGTGCCGAAGCCTTTTTAGATTCAAAGTTTTTAATAAGTAATTCAACTTTGTCTGCCGGCAACTCCTGTCCGCACATCTGACAAATTTTTTCATTTTCGTCAAACTGCATTTCATGTAATTTCGTCCACGTTCCCCTAGCTTCCTGCAATTCAAGCGTGTATCTGCCGATAACTGCATTGGCTTTTTCAATTTCATCATTAGCTGTTTTAATGCTTCTTGAAATTTCATCAATCTTACGCTTAACGTCAACGATTTCATCATCAATCCGTCTTCTCTGTTTGAAGTTTTCCTCATTTGCCTTGCGGCTCATGTCATTCAATTCAAATTTAAGATTGATAATGTCGGCACTTGCCTTGTCATATTCAGCCATCAGCTTGTCATTGTCAGTCTGTTTTGCAATGCAACCAGCAATCTGTTCTTTAAGGCTGTTTTTGAGCAATTCAAGGTCAGATGTATCAATATCAGACTTAATCTGAATATCTCTTTCCTTTTCCTTAATCTGTCCGTCAAGAATAGGCAAATCCTTTGTAATTTTGGTCTTGGTAGCCTTATTCATAGCCAATAATTCCTCTGCCGCATATTTGCCTAACAATGGAACTAACTCGGCTAATTCGGTCTGCTGGCGTGCTACATCAATATCAGAAACGTCCTCTACTAAATCAAATAAATATTCTCTCATGTCTGCCGGTTTCTGATTAAGAAATGCGTTCACATTACTACACATCTTAAACACGTTCATATCAACGCCAAGATACGCGTTGAAATCCTTTAATGTCTTAGGAACATCATTGATGAAATACTTGTTATCGTCTTTATAACTGCTGCCATCCTTACTGTAGGTACGCTTCTGCACTTTTTTCATAGTTATTTCTTTTCCGTCAACGTCAAGTGTAAGTTCAACGCTTGTGTCCATATCATCAACGGACTTTCCGCCTACTTCCCGGCGCACAACCGGATTATCTTTTAATTCATAATCGCAGTTAAACATGCACCACTTATATGCTGCAGCAATACTGGATTTTCCTTTGCCGTTCATTGCGAAAATTTTTGTTAAATCAAAGAAGTTAAATTCTTCATGCGCATAACACATGAAATTTTCTACGATAATTTTTAACAGCTTAATCCTCATCCCATTCCACCTTGTCCCTTTCTTTTTCAATTTTTTGGGCTTCAAACTCATTTCCCAAAATTCTGTACATATCACTGGTGGACATGTACTTATCCGCTTTTGTTTTGCTCAAAAGCACTTGAACTCTTGTTTCTGTGTCCAAAAGTGCTTCATACCGTTTCTTCGAAATCTTAATCTTCGCCATTTTCGGAATCCCCCTCTCGTAAATTATTGATTGACAATTCGTAGGCTGTCTTGATTTCTTCTGTGCCGTCTTCATACCTTTTCAAATATTCACGGCTTTGTAATCTGCCGGTACAAGAGATTTTTGCACCAACATTCATAAGCCCTGCCTTAACAGCTTTTCTTCCCCATGCAACGCAAGGAATGTAATCTGATTTTCCATACTTCCGGTTACTTGCTACCAGTAAGTCAGTAATCTTTCTATTCAGCGGCGTTTCACGGAAAATTGGTTCACGACAGATATATCCGTCCAGTTCCGCAAAATTTCCGTCTTTTCCCGGATACTCTGTAACGTCTTTTGCGAATACAAAGATGTGACAGTGACCGTCATAGTTCATTGTTCGGATTTCTCCAAAAATTTCAACCTGTTCATCTTCCTTAATATTTTTAAGGAAGATTTCTGAAAATGTAACGTTGAGTGTGTCCGGGACACCACTTGTCCTCACACTTGTAATCTGTGTTGAATAAAATTTCTCACCATGGTTTTCGTGTGAGAAAACCGGTTCTTTTGTTATTCTTCCGCTGATTTCAATTTTGTTCATTTCTTTGTCCTCTTTTCTTTTAATTTTTAAAGTCTTCTTTTACGACATCAATCTTGACAAGTCTTTCCCATTTAACGAAATTAAACACCGCCTTAGCTTCCGTTCCGTCTTCCTGTGGCACAAGCACTCTGTTATTAAGTGCTACAATTACTGGCTTGTCGCCTGCAGCTTTTAAAAATTGTGCCTGTAATCCGATAGGTGCGACAATGGCAATAATGTCGCAGTCGTTGATTTCTTCCTGCAACTCGCTTGCCGATTCAATCGACCGGTCAATCTGCACAATTTCAACGTTCCCCAGTGCGGCTAACTGTGGCTCTGTCATTTTGTGCCGAGAAAACCACAGCACCTTTTTAGGCTTCGGATTTTCTTCAAATCTTACAACCTTGCCGTCATTCAAAATGACTGACTGATTTTTCATTTCCTGCATTTCTACGCAATCCTGTACTGTTACCTTTTCTTTGTTCATTTCTTTTTCTCCCTTTATTAGTCTTTGTGAATTTGTCAATCGTTTTCCGGCTTCCGGTTTCCTTATTAATAAGTTTTAAATAAAACTCTGTTTCTTCAACCAAAAGCCAATGTTCGGCATTTAAGTGGTGCGCCGAACACGCTTCTTTCTGTTGCCTTGTAAGCTTCTTTGGCTGTTTCATTTTTTATCCTTTCCGTTACTCCATGAGTAAACCAACGCAAGCCCAATTTCAACGAGGATTGTGAAAATTACTCCTGCCGCAAATGGATTAATATACATTTCATACCCCTTTCTAAAAACTCATGCACATCTGTGCATTGGAATTTTCAATCTGTTCTGAAAGCACGGTCGGCGGCAAATAGCAATCAATAAAATCATGCACATCTGCAATGTATTTGCGTTTTATACTCTTGTATGTTGAAACACACCCGTATTCGCGCTTCAACTGCCGGTATATGTCCGCAAATACCGAACTCCTCACGCTACTGTCTTTGTATGCGCTGGTGTTCTTGCCGCCCAGTACATCAACTACTTTCCTTTTGATATGCTTCTGCACTTCGTCTATTTCACAGCCGTACAGCGGCATATCATTTTCAAGGGAAGATATTTTATCTTCAACCTTGTCGATTCTTTCATTCAGCTTCACATTGCCTTTTGCAATAAGCCGAATTTTTTCCTCATCTGTCATGTCCATGTTGTAGTTCCCCGTCTTTCTGATTGACGGAAGAACCTCTGACGTTACCCAGTCAGTAAATCTTTCAGCACTTGCCTTGCGGCTCTGAAAGATTGTTTTATACAGGTTTGGTTCGTTAATGTAAACCATTTTCTGTGTTCCACCATTTGTAAGGGTGTCCACAGTATGGATACCCTTTTCAGATAACCTCTGTTTGACATTTCCTACATTTGTAATTTCCAATGCCCTGCAAACATCAGCCAAACAAAACATTGGCTCGTCATTTACGATTACCGTTCTGACGTTTCCAAATTCTTCTGAATTAAAAACCTGTAAATTTGTATCTGCCATTTCTTCTCCTTTCTGTGATATAATCCTCTTATCTTTATTAAAGGAAAGAGGTGAATGTCTATGGCTAAATGTCCACAAAATTCATTCAAAGAGTGCTATGGCTCTGAATGTGAATGGTACATAGCCGATAAAGGGTTATGTTCTATTACCTGCATTGCTCAAAGCACAGGTGATATCAGTGTTCTTCCTTTGGCTTTTCAGTATTTAAAAGATACCCAAAAGAATCAGCTATTCGACAAATAGCTGATGAAAGTTCAACCAAACTAGGTTTGTACCCTCTATCGTTAGGTTTAACTTTCTTACTTTCCTCTGCCAACAGCTCCATCTGCTGACAGAGGATTTCTAAAACGTGTTCTTTTTTACTCTCCATCTCCTACTCCTGTTTCGTCCTTGTTTTTAGGCTTATCTGCCATAGTTTCCACCATTCCAAGTAAATAACCTTTTTGGTAATCCGACATCTTTGGAATAGTATCTTTTAATTTTTCAACAATTTCTTTTTCTTTTTCACTCATGTTCTCACCTCGCTTCCATTTGTTGATTGTAAAACAATTATATGTCGGTGTAAAACTTTTGTCAAGAACTTTTTGTTGATTTTTTCAACAAAGTATGATATATTACTTTTTAGAAAGGAGGAAAAAAGGAATTGAACAATAGAATTAAAGAAGTCCGAAATCATTTTCATTTAACACAACAGGAATTTGCTGACAAAATAAAAGTCAAAAGAAATACTGTTGCAACGTATGAAATGGGTAGAAGCGTTCCTAGTGATTCGGCAATAGCTTTGATTTGCAAGGAATTTAATGTAAACGAGTTTTGGCTACGCACAGGAAAAGGCGAACCCTATATTAAAAAAAGCAAAGATGAAGAAATTGCTGAAATGCTTGCAGACATTCAAGCCGCTGGTGAAAAAAGTTTTAAGTACAGACTTATTGCGGCACTTAGAAAATTGAACGAAAAAGACTGGGACAGTTTAGAGAAGCTTGTCGATTCAATGATTGAAAACAAATAAAAGAAGCCGGGATAACACATTATGCTATCCCGGCAATTTTATTTAAGTAATCTTTTTATGTACGCATATATAACTTTAAGCCAATGCGTATTATCACATTTATTTATTAATTTAAAAATCTCATTTCTGTAGAAAACATTTTCAGTGTTATCTTTTTTACACATAATTTACCCTCCGTATTCCCCGACACAAAACATAAAGTAGCGATACAAACATTATAGAACAAATGTTTGTTTCCGTCAAGATTGGAACAAAGGTCGCTGATGTAAATTAAGGTTATGTAAAGGGGCGGCGGCGCAATGCCAAATAGCGCAACCGCCCGCCGGAACTTGAATTGCCCAATCTTTTGGACAATTTAATTTTACATAAATTACCAGTTTTACACAAACAAATTAAAACGCAAAAAACGACATTTACTCTAAAATTGTCTACATTTTATGGGGTATTATGTCAAAAAATATCAAATTAACAACACGTATAGTACAAATTTACTATTGGTTCGACAAATCTTAAATTATGTGCTATTATTATCAAAAAATAAAAAGGAGAATTTTTTATGAAAAAGAAATTATTATGCTTATTAATGCCAGCATGCCTTATAGGGCTTGTAGCTTGTCAAAATTCAACCGTGGATAATAATACCACAAACAACACAGAAGTTGTGACCGAAACGCAAACAGAAACGGAAACAGAGAAAGAAACAAAGATAACTAAAAACAGAGAAATCTACAACAGCGATATTACATATGAAACATTAGTTAGGTATCCCGACAAAAACATTAACAGCGCTTTAAAATTTAGTGGAACTGTTACTGACATTGTCGAAACTGGTGAGGACGGAATGTATTCTGTAATATTAGCCGTTGACAACAATTATAAGCAAAAAATAGTCGTTGCGTACAGTGACGATGTTATTGATTGGAAAATACTTGAAGATGACAAAATAACAATATATGGTGGTTACGGTGGTGAATATGCTCTTAATTCATCTTTCGGCTATTCCGTTAAATTGCCAATGGTATTTGCCACGATAATTGACTTAGATAAGTAAAAAAGTAAGCCGGGAACGTTATATTCCCGGCTTTTTTGTACTTAAATCAATTCACAATCGTTTACGTTGACCGCCGCAAATACAGAACCGTTGAAGCTAAGGACTGCTCTATCACCGTCAAGCTGTGTGACTTCATAGCCGCTGTCATTGTGCCATGCCTTAATTGCCGTGCCATTGTAGTCAGTATCGCCGTTGAAACGGACGGTATCGCCCACAGAAATGCCGCCGCAATCCGAACTTTCTTCTGAATCGTCAGAATCATCACTGCCGCCGCCAGCAATGCAATCATCATTAATCCAACCTGTGCCATCATCAATCAGATATGGATTTCTCGCACCGTCAACAACTCGTGTAATTGTGCCGGTCGTATATGTAGGCTTTAATGCTTCTTCTGACGTTGAAGATACATAGATTGTATCGTAGTTTACGGTATCGCCTACAGAATAGCTGTATCCACCGCCCTCTGTGTCTTCTTCATCGCCGCCGCAGTCGCCCGAATTGCTATCAGAATCACTGCCGCCGCCAACTTCCGGTAACTCGCCGTACCAGTAATTCATGTCAACTCTGCTTGACGGTACACCGGCAACTTCACCGTCTGATGTATACTGCCATAACAGACAATCCATTGACGGCTCTGAAATTCCCCAGTGCGCAAGCCATACTTCGTAGTCGGATAACTGGTCTGCATAGATTACTGAATCCCAGTAATTCTTGCTCGCATAAACACCAGTCTTGTATCCTGCTTCGGATACTCTGTCGCAGAAAATCTTACAAAAATCAGTAATTTCCTGTCTGTTATCGTATGGGTTGAAGTTGTGCTTTTCTTTATAGCCGTCCGCGTCTTCCATGTCGAACCATACACCTAACACCGGATTGTAGCCCTCTACCATGCGCAGTGCGTGTGCCGCTTCGCTTTCTGCTTCGGCATTATTTAACGCATAAGAGTACAGATACACACCATACGGAATGCCCAGTCTTTCACATTCTTCCATGTTACGGATTGCCTGCGGGTCGTCCTGTGATGTGCTGTCATTGCCGTGACCGACACGAATAATTACACCGTCAACATTTTTCTTTGTGGTATCCCAGTCGATAACTCCGTTATGCTTACTTACATCAATTACTGAATATCTGCTCATATGAACCTCTTTCTGCCGCTGTTCTGCGGCTAAATATAATTTTTATTGTGTTTTAGGGTAAAAAAATAAGACACTTTCGTGTCTTTAACTGCTGTCGTTATATATACCAATCACCTACCTTACGCCCTTCCATGTACGGTAACATGAAATGATATGCTTTTTGTTTCGTTTTGTGGCGACCAAACAAATCCCGTTATTTGTTCACTAGTATAGCCGTTTATGCTTGCACTTATCAGCCCTGTTTCCGCAAATGGAGTAATATTCACGCTGTCAATATTTTTTACAATATTAGGTGGCAAATAAATTGTGAACGGTGCCCAAAACGCATTTCCATATTGTGTATTCATTGCATAGCTTTTACTTACTGTTTTTCCTGCCATTACAATATAACCGCTTGAAAGATATGTGATATACATTTCTGTTTTATCTTGTGGCTTTGTTACGGTAGTGCCAATATATCTTCCTTTTGTATCCGTAAATTTTGCGTCTGACGGTACATCTGCATTAACACTGTGTCCATTTATTAAGCCCGCAAAATTATACGCTTTAACAATACCTTCTCGACAGTCAATTCCTACAGCAGTTTGATTTTTGCCGCCGTACCGACCGCCAGCGCACGTGGAAGTAAACGATACCCCCCACCATGACCGAATTACCAAATTATTAAGCCCGCCACCGTTTCCATTTGCGGAGTCGTTACCGCTATAATAAATTGTATTTCCGCTATTATCATAATTATTGAACTGTATTGTATCTGTAGTTACGTTACTTGAATAAATATTCGTAAATCTGTGTGATTCATCTCCCAATTCCATGCCTACATCTTCATTAGGAACAATGCTACCTGCTAGACTTGCAGTGCCACTTATCGGAATATAATCGTTCAAATACACCCAGCTACCCCATGCGCTATTTGAATAAGTCCGCTTATACATCACATATGCATAGTCCGGGATAAAAATCTGGTACGGTGTACCAACGCTAAAATCTACAAATAGCGTTGCATTGCAAGACAGTGGACTGTTAGTAAGATTACCAGTTAAATGGTATATGCCTGTTGTTGTTACATTGTTCAAATCAACGTTGCTCAAATTTTCGTTTTTGAGCGCATAGTTAGTGTAATTACTGCTATCAAGTACACGTTTCCATGGTTTGCCAACAATACTAGCTTCACTTGTTCTATAGTACAAACCGTCATTCGGCTGTGTTCCAAGTGCAATCTGACTAACCCAATTATTTTTCGAATTATCCCATCCGAGATTAAGAGCATGAAACCAACCACTTCCGATAGGACTATCTTCGGTTGCAGCAATCATTGCTGCTGCAAAGCCTTGGTCTGCAAGGTCGTTGACGGTTAAATTATCAGACGAGTTGACATTTGATGAATTAAATACTTTAACGTAATTATTCGAGCCGTCTGACGGTGGATATGTAGATGGCGTATCTGTTACACCGTTCCAATTTACGTTACCCGCACTTGCTGCATATTTTACAGACTTTGCGGAATCTGCTGTATTGTCAACGTTTCCAAGTCCTACATTTTCCGCTGTAATATTAACATTTCCTCTCCTATATTCGCTTTCTGCACTGCCTTTTACGCCTGTTACAGGTGTTCCCGCGAGGACATCCCACTTTCCGTCCTCTGTCTTGTATACGTTAGCGCCTGCTGGAATAGTATTTCCCGCTCCTTCTTTAAATTCAGCAGTCGTTGTAAATTGGTCTGAAATGTTATACATGCTTCCACCGTCCGCTTCTGACAGTGCGGGAAGATTTGCAAATGTAACTGTTCCCATTGGTCTTAATGCACCCGAAAATGATTCGGAAATCCGTCTTGCCTGCTCGTAATAGTATTTTGCACTGTCTGTATCTGCTACGGCATAGTTTTGTGCTCTGTCCGCACTTGCCGCCGCATTGGAAGCGTACTGCTGTGCCGCATTGGAATTTGAAACTGCGATGGTTGCGCTATTTGCAGCACTATTTGCTTTTTCATTTGCTAAATTTGCGCTTCCTGCGGCATTATCGGCACTTGTTTTAGCTGTTGCCGCGTTTGCCGCCGCTTCTTCTGCTTTCGTACTTGCCGTATCTGCGCTTGTTGCCGCCGCCGATTGGCTCTGTGCCGACTGTTGGCTATAATACTTTGCATTGTCCGTATCTTCGCCTGTGCGGCTGTTTGTACCGCCAGTAGCATAACTCTGTGCTTTTGTAGCACTCGCCGCCGCATTGGATTCGCTGGTTGCCGCCGCTGTTTCACTTGCTTTTGCATTGCTTTCAGATTTTGCCGCCGCCGACTGGCTTGCCTGTGCTTTTGCAACTTCAACTTTAATATCTGCAAGATAATTAGGCTGTAAGTGTTTTTCCTGTATACTCGCTTCTTTTACGATTGCAGACACTTTTCCAGCGCTGTCAATCGAAAATGCCACTGTATCACTGTCTAAAAACTCATACTGCGTAATCAGTGCTGCCAGGTCTATATACTGCTTTGTGCCGTCAATAAGCGTTAAAATAATCTGCTGTGTTTCGGCATTATATGAAAAATTTACCGCGATTTTTTCCATCTGCGTGTCAATCGTTATTTTTGAGCCATTTTTTTTAGTAATAGTAATAATGCCTGTCTTTTCCTCAAACGCAACGTCCTGCACCAGTGTTGAAACTTCTTCCTTGGTTGCTTTTGTAGTGTCCAGTGTAATTACCCTATTGTCAATTTCATCTGTAGCCACATCTATTTTATTCAGATTACTTTCATTCAGCGGTGTTTCATCACTCGGATAATTTTCCCAATTTATACGACCATACGTTTTATTCATGCCTGCTCCTTTCTAGTTCCACGGAACTTCCCAATCTCCTGTCAAAGTAATACTGCGTTCAGCCGCATTTATTTCAAAAACACCCACTTCTTCACCGTTTTCTTTGGCAGCAATTCGGATTATTGTTGGATACAGTCTTATTGCCGCGGCAGCATTGCTTAATATAATTGTGTTGTAATTCAAATATGTTTGTTCATCTTCACCAACAGCATATTGCAAGCCCTCTGTGCTAATGTTCCACGGTCCAATTTTGCCCTTGGGCATTTCTGCACTGCCGTCCAAACCGATTTTAAAATTTTGATTTGCCGTCACAGCGCCGTTCAGATTGATTTTGTTTGCTTCAATCGAAACGTTTTCGGCAGATTGGTTAATTTTTGAAATAATTTCATCGCCATTTACTTTTTTTGATACTTCTGTATTAATGCTATCTGCCGTCTGCCTTATTGCACTATTCATCTGTTCTGTAGTGCTGTAGCTTTGCAGTTTTCGGGTTACCTCTGCCGAAATTCCCTCTGCTGTGGCATTGATTCGGGTATTCATTTCTGTTGTTGTGCTGTAATCCTTTAACTTATCTGCCGTGTCCTGTTTTGCATTACTTTCAGCCGTTTCAGCGGCAGATTCAGCATATTGTTTAGTTTCCGTTACCTGTTTTGATAACTCTGCCGTAAATCCGTCTGCCGTCTGCCTTATTGAAGTTTGTAGCTCTGTTTTTGTGTTTGTAGCGTTTTCTTTTGTTTCATATTTTTTGCCAACTTCTGATGTGATTGATTCAGCCGTTTGTGTAATTTTAGAAGACAATTCTTCTTCACTTTGCTTTGCTCGTTTAACTTCGGAAGTAATACTTTCAGCAGTCTGCTCAATACTGCTTGACAAGCCGTCAGCCGTGTTTTTAACTTCTGCCCTTATATCCGTTGCTGTCTGCTTAATTTCAGAACTTAATCCGCTTGCAACGTCTGCAATTTTGCTGTTTGTTTCCTCGATTGTCCGTGTCAGCACGTTGGTCTTTGCTTTAAGCTGTATAATGCTTTTATGCACGCTATTTACCTGTGTAGAACGGTATTCTTCACCCGTTGCTTCATAGTTGTCCCTAAGTGCCTGTATGCCCTTTAGTGTACGTTTTAACACGTAGCTTTCGATGATTTCATATCGTGTCGGCAGACGGACCGCGTCACCTACTTCAATACATGGGTTTCCTTTGCAGTCCGCAGAAAACGGTCTGTAAATAATTCCCCGGATTTTTCCGTAAATGTTATTTGCGATTCCCGTCAGTTCTTCACTGCCTTTGCCGTAAACAAGAAAATTATCCTGTATCACATAAGCATTTGTTCCGCTTCCGACAATTACTCCGATGTCGTCTTCCTCTTTCCGGATTTGCAGTTTATTAATAGTTTTCACGAGGAAATCTTCGTATTGCGCCGATATATACAGACTTTTGCTTATTCTCGTGCTTTTCGGCTCACGCGGGTACAAATCATCTGCCGGATACAGGTTGTTTCTTGGATATAATCCCTGTATTTCTTGCTCAAGGTAGATGTAATGGAATCTGCCGTCACGTCCAATATGACCGAAACAACCGTTTATTTCGCAGATACAATTTAAGACGGTCGCACCGCTTAATTCTTCCGGCTCAACCGTCTTTTCGACTTTCATATCATCATTTACAAGCTGTGCGTCCGCCTGCTCAATCCCAAAATATCCAAAAAAGCTATCCCGAAAAGCTTTCATTGTTGTAACGCTGTCTTTATCCGGGAGCAAAGTATTGTACCACTCCGCCACATCTGCGTTTATCACGTCATACAACGCATCATAAGCCACAATATCGCGCTTTGTTCTATCTGCCGTTGGTGTGTCAGAGTATACTTTATATCTGCCAATTTGAAACGGATTTGCAGTGTTATTATCAATTACCGTTTTAACCGTTATCATTTTGTCTTTCATCGGCAAAAAAATGTTTGATACAGTAAATTTAAGCACCGCCGCTTCACAGCTTCCGATTGTCAATTCAGATTCCGAACAAATGCTTTCTGTCAATTCAAACTGTTCTTGATGTAGTTCAACATTTGTAATTTTTGTCGTTTTATCGTCCGTTTCAATCGTCAACTGCTTATCTATGCTATCTTTTTTAAATAATTCTGCGTATTGATAATTAACCACCGTAAACACCTCCAATAAAGGCAAGTCTAATTGAATCGTATCGAATCACATTTCCGTATGTGCCGTAAATCGTAGGCTGAAAATCAGCCATATAGCCATACTGCGTAACATAATCGTCATATTCCGGGATATAGGCTGTAATATAGCAGCCACGTTCCTGCGAATTTGTAAAATTGTTGCGAATATTGCTCATCAGTACTTCAAATGTTTCATTTGTAAGCATTGCCTTGGTTTCAAATTCAACCTTTAATGCCTTTAATTCAACAGCGTTTCTATGCTCGTATCCGTTTGCGTCCGTGTAATCGTCAATGTCCTGCATATTTGCATATGCGCTGTAGGAATCTGCCTTGATTAATCCGTCCGGTATCGTATAATCTCCAATTTTAATTAAAAAGCCGTTGTACGCCATGCCTGCACCTCACATTTTTAAAAATTGGTAACAAAAAAGCACATACCGGCATTCGATATGTGCTAAAGAAATGGCAAAAGGCGAAACCTACATGAAATAGATTCCGCCGCAAAGCAAGTTGTCATGTATTATAATAGATTAATTATCATCTATTGTACATGCATTAATAATCAAATGCTGGTTTGCCAGTTCTTTTAAAATATTCTCTTGCGTATTTTCTTGCACTGCTTCCGATGTCGTTTTGGCTTATACTCAAGTCCTTGTTGAGTATTCCTTGTAACAACTGGTTCTGCTGTCTAAGCAGTGCTATTTCTCGCTGTGACGTATCGTAAATGGAATCTTTAATACCCGTA